TTTAATAACTCAAACACACTTGTTAGAGAAGGACAAAGTGGTGGAACTGCAAACCTTGCAGCACCATCTAGTGTAGCGACTACATATGTTAATAAACCACACTGGACATCGACCCTAGACGGAGGAACTTTCTAAATGCCACAAAACAGTGAAGTGGACGTAAACATACTCGTCAACTTATATAATTCTAAATTAGCATCAGCATTAAACCAAAACGTATTATTAGAGGCAAAATTACAGACTCTAAAAAATGATTTTGAGGAAGAAAAAAAATTACTTCTAGAAGAAATCGCAAATCTAAAAGGTGATTAATAACCATGCCAAGTAATAGAGGACAACTTATAAACTACGGATTGCGTCAACTAGGAGCACCTGTCTTAGAGATCAATATTGATGATGATCAACTCCATGATGCTGTAAATGATACAGTGCAAATATATCAGGAGCGTCATTATGATGGTATTGAAAGAATATATTTAAAGTATAAGATAACACAGGATGATATTGATAGAGGTACAGCAAAAGGAACAGATGGAGTTGGTATAGTTACTACGTCTGGTATTCAGACATCAAATGTAACTGTATCAAGCGATTTTTATGAGACATCTAATTTCTTATCAGTCCCAGAAAATATATTAGGAGTGCATCGTATATTCAAGTTTGATAGTAGTTCTATTTCTGGAGGAATGTTTAGTATTAAGTATCAGTTATTCTTAAATGACTTATACTACTTTAACTCAGTTAATCTTTTACAATTTGCAATGACAAAAACATATCTAGAAGATATTGACTTTTTGTTAACAACAGAGAAACAGATCAGATTTAACATGAGACAAGATAGATTATATCTTGATATTGATTGGGGTGCAGAAACAGTGGATAATTTTATAGTTATTGATTGTCTTCGTGCGATAGATACAGAACAGATATATAACGATCCCTTCGTTAAGAGATATTTTACTGCATTAATTAAAAAACAATGGGGTCAGAATTTAATTAAATTTAGAGGAACTAAATTACCTGGTGGTATAGAACTCAATGGTAGAGAAATATATGATGAGGGAGTTAAAGAATTAGAACAATTAAGAAACAGAATGGCACAAGATTATGAGATGCCTCCTCTTGACTTTATTGGGTGATGTATAATGGCATTAAATCCGTATTTTCAACAGGGAACTCAAGGAGAGCAAAGATTAGTTCAAGATTTAATTAATGAACAACTAAGACTTTATGGTATAGAAGTAACTTATATACCAAGAAAATTTGTAAATAAAGCAACAATTATTGAAGAAGTAACAGCATCAAAGTTTGATGATAACTTTTCTGTTGAAATGTATGTAAATTCATATGATGGATACTCAGGAGCTGGTGATGTCTTGACTAAATTTGGTATGAGTCTCAGAGATGAAGTTGAACTCACTGTATCAAAAGAAAGGTTTGAGGAATTTATAGCACCATTTATGGAGTCATCAGGTGATATTGATTTATCATCAAGACCAAGAGAGGGTGATCTAGTATTTTTTCCATTAGGTGCTAGATTATTTGAAATAAAATTTGTAGAACATGAAGATCCATTCTATCAATTAGGCAAAAATTATGTCTATAAACTTAAATGTGAGTTATTCGAGTATGAGGATGAAGTTATTGACACTTCTCTCGATCTTATCGACACTCAGGTTCAAGAAGAAGGGTTTATTTCTACGCTTAAATTAGTAGGTGTTGGTAGAACAGCGACAGCAGTTGCATCTATTGGTAGTGGATATATTCGTGAGATATTCTTGAATGACGATGGTTCTGGGTTCACTGGAACACCAACTGTTGCAATTAGCACATCGCCTAGTGGTTTATCTGGTGATAATGCTACCGCAGTTGCATTTACTACAGAAAGAGCAGGAGTAAGATCAATTGAAAAAATATTACTTACAAACGCAGGTGCAAATTATACCACTCCACCAATAATTACATTCTCAGGTGGTGGAGGAACAGGTGCAGCTGCAACTTGTTCTATTAATACAGTAACCAAGGGTGTTATACGATTTACTATGACAGACAATGGTGTTGGATTTGGAACAGCACCTGTTGTTACAGTTTCTGTTCCTCCTGCTGGTATTGCAAGTGATCGTGCAGTTGGTATTGCATCAATAGGTGATGCTGGTGGCGGATTTAATCAGGTCAATTCAATCTTTGTATCAAATCCTGGCACTGCCTATACTACTAACCCAACAGTCACAATATCTAATCCAGAGACGATTAGTGGTGTTGGAACTTACTTGTTTAATGAAATAGTTCAAGGAATGCGTTCAGGAGCACAAGCAAGAGTTAAATCTTGGGATCAAGATACTGGAATTTTAGGAGTTAGTAACGTTGGAATTGGAACAACCATATCTGGATTCTTTAAGGGAGAGGATATTAAAGGTCTCACTTCAGAGGCATTATTTAGCGTCTCAATTTATGATGATGAAGATCGCACCGATAAATATAATGAAGGTGACATTTTTGAGAGTGAGGCGGATGCTATTCTCGATTTCACGGAATCTAATCCATTTGGTACATTTTAATGTTAGGAAATTACTTTTATCACGAAATAATTAGGAAAACAGTTATCGCATTCGGGACATTGTTTAATGATATTCATGTGCGTCATGAGGATCAAGCGGGTAATCCAATATCAGAAATCAAAGTTCCAGTTGCATATGGTCCTAGACAAAAGTTTCTAGCAAGAATCCAACAACAACCAGAATTAAATAAGGCAACTCAAATTACATTACCAAGAATGTCTTTTGAGATAACAAATATATCTTATGATTCAACAAGAAAAGCAGGTATAACACAAACATTTAAGGCAGTTGATAAAGAAGATGGTGATAAAATAAAAAAAGTTTTTATGCCAGTTCCATATAATTTAGGTTTTGAATTAAATATTTTGGTAAAACTTCAAGATGATGGATTACAAATACTAGAGCAGATACTACCTTTTTTCCAACCAGGATTTACACTTTCAATTGATCTAGTAAAATCGATTGGAGAAAAAAGAGATGTGCCGATGATATTAAATAATATATCACAGCAGGATGATTATGAAGGAGATATGTCAACCAGAAGAGCATTAATTTATACTTTATCATTTACTGCAAAAACATTCATGTTTGGTCATATTGCAAAAACACCTGAAGGACTTATTCGTAAGGTTCAGGTTGATTACTATTCAAGCACCGACACAAAAACTGCAAAGAGAGAACAAAGATATACCGTGGTTCCTAAAGCGAAGAAGGATTATAACGATGATGGTGTTATAGATAAACAAGACGAACCATTCATCGAACCAGGTGATGATTTCGGTTTCACTGAAGAAAGAACATTCTTTGGTGACTCTAAAGATTTTGCTCCAAATAGGGGTGTGGATGTTTAATCATGAAAAATTCTTATGATTCATTAAATGATACTTTCAACACTGATCCTGTTGAAGACACTGATATTGTTAAAGATGAAAAAAGAAAAAATCAAATTCAGAAACTTACTGATGATGTAAGTAAAGATTATGATTACACAAGAGGTAATCTTTACTCACTGATTGAAAAAGGACAAGAGGCAATTAATGGTATTATGGAGGTTGCTGGTGAAACTGCAAGTCCGAGAGCATATGAAGTCGCAGGTCAATTAATTAAAAGTGTTGCAGATACAACAGATAAGTTAGCAGATTTACATAAAAAGGTAAAAGAGATTGAAGAGGATAATCCTAAACAACAAAATACTGTTACTAATAACGCATTATTTGTAGGTTCTACCAGTGAACTCTCAAAAATGTTAAAAGATGGAATACTAAATAGTAATAGCTCTGAATAATTATAATGGGTACAAAGTCCTGCAAAAAAGGATTTTACTACTGCAACACCGATAAGAAGTGTAAACCAATACCTGACGGATATAAAATGCGTGAGGACGGTTTCCTTGTTAAAGAGGGTTGGTCTGGAAAATATAAAAAATCAATTGACTGTAATAATCCAAAAGGATTTAGTCAAAAGGCACATTGTCAGGGTAAAAAGAAAAGAATGGCAGAGGAATCAAATCCTCGCATTCCTCGTAAAAAAGGTCAACCCGCTAAGTCTAAAAAACATAGCGATTTATACACAGATGAAGATCCTAAAGGAACTATTCATGGACTTGGTTTCAAGGACGTTGCTACTGCTAAAGCAAGCGTGGCAAAAATTCGTAAATCAAGTAGAAAACATGCTCATAAAATCCAAGCAGCGATTGCTATGGAACAAAGAGCGAGGGTGATGGGTAAGACCGCAGAAGCTGCAATCTTCCGAAAGTATATCAACTCAATGAAAAAGAAAACAAAAGCAATGAATGAAGAAAAGAAGGGAGATCACGAATACGAAATGATTCGTCGTCAAACGGATAATGTTATGGTTGCTGCGAAGAAAATTAAGAAAAAAGTTGGTAAAGGTGAGGGTGATGTAAAAGCGTGGGTTCAGTCTAAAATTACAAAGGCAGCAGATTATCTTGATACTGCAGCGGATTATATGACTGATAAAGAGGAAGTCAAAGAAGGTTCACTCCGCAAATGGTTCAAGGGTTCTAAATCCAAAGACGGTAAAGGTGGATGGGTGAACGTAGTTACTGGTGGCACTTGTGCTAGTGACGAACCTGGTGAGGGCACTCCAAAGTGTGTATCATCTGCAAAGAGAGCAAGTATGAGTAAGAAAGAAAGACTATCAGCAGCGAGAAGAAAGAAGAAAGCAGATCCAAATCAACAGAGTAAGAGTGGTGCTGCAAAACCAACTTATGTTTCAACTGATAAAAAATCTAAAAAGAAAAAGAAAATGAAAGAAGA